GTCTCAAGACATTCTGGCAAATTACGTACAGAAACTAAAGCAATCTGGCGTTGATCTTTCTTTCCTACCCAATAACGGAGCTGATATCCTTGGAGAAACTACTCAAAGTGCTGTTACTGAAGGACCAGTGGCTGCTGGCGTCAGTTGATGAAATTGATGGGGTTCAGTTTGGAGATCCAGACTGTATCCTAAACAAACCAATGCTTGTGGAGGGAGACCAGTTAACAGACTGGCTCCCCTTTGCCGACGAAAAGGAGTGTGTGGTCCGATCTTCTGATATAATTACGTTTGTGGACCCGAGTGAGCGGTTGCTTGCTCAGTATTATAATGGAAACGCAGAACTGCTGACTGAATGAAGTTTTACACTAATGTTGAACAAGCAGGCAACCGCCTGCTCTTTCGTGGTTATGAAGGTGGGCAGTCTGTCTCGTACAGGGTGCCCTTTAACCCTACGTTGTACATCCCTACAAAGAATTATTCTGAGTGGCGTACACTTGAGGGTGACTGTGTAGAACCTGTTAAACAGGGTTCTATCAATGAGGCAAAAGAGTTTGTAAAAAAATATAAGGACGTAGAAGACTTTGATATCTACGGTAACACCCGATATCTTTATCAATACATTGCTGAGCAGCATCCTGAAGAGGAGATTGCTTACGATGTGAGTAAGATTCGGGTGTTTAATATTGACATTGAGACAGCAGCAGAGAATGGTTTCCCCAACATTGAGACTGCCGACCAGGAGATCCTTGCTATTACCATCAAGGATTCTTATACTGGACGCTTCCTAGTCTTTGGTGCTCGCCCCTTTGACAATAAAGACAGCATGGTTGATTACATGCACTTCCGTTCAGAGGAGTCCATGTTGTCTGCGTTCCTAGACTATTGGAACCAAAATTTCCCAGATGTAATTACAGGTTGGAATGTTCAGCTTTTTGATATTCCCTATATTGCTAGGCGTATTGATAGGGTACTTGGTGAAAAATACACTAAGATGCTTAGTCCTTGGAAGCTTATTTCTTCTCGGGAGATTTTCATTAAAGGACGAAAACAAATCGCTTACGATCTTCCAGGCATTTCTACTCTGGATTACCTTGAATTATATAGAAAGTTCACGTACACCAACCAAGAATCCTACAGACTAGATCACATCTGTTTTGTGGAACTGGGTGAGAAGAAACTGGATCACAGTGAGTATGACACCTTCAAGGAGTTCTATGAGAACGACTGGCAGAAGTTCATTGAGTACAATATCCATGACGTTAGACTCGTGGATAAACTTGACGACAAGATGAAGCTGCTTGAACTAGCATTCACTATGGCATACGATGCCAAGGTGAATTATGAAGATGTGTTTAGTCAGGTTCGCATGTGGGATAACTATATTTACGTGGAACTTCTGAAGCGTAAGATTGCTATCCCGCCAAAGAAGGAATCAATCAAAGATGCAAAGTATGCAGGTGCTTATGTCAAAGAACCGATTCCTGGATTCTATGATTGGGTTGTGTCTTTTGACCTTAATAGTCTCTATCCTCATCTCATTATGCAGTACAACATCTCGCCAGAGACTTTACAGGATACCAGACACTCAACAGCAACGGTTGATAAAATTCTTGCAAAACAGGTAGAAATTGATGGTGAGTATGCTGTCTGTGCAAATGGTGCTCAGTACCGTAAGGACAAGCATGGGTTCCTTCCTCAGATGATGAAGAAGATGTATGACTCTCGTGTCATCTTCAAGAAAAAGATGATTGCTGCTAAGAAGGAATATGAAAAAACTCCTACGGTTGAACTCTCTAAAGAGATCGCCCGCTGCAATAACATCCAGATGGCAAAGAAGATCTCTCTCAACTCTGCTTATGGTGCCATCGGTAACGAACACTTCCGATACTATCGTCTTGCTAATGCCGAGGCGATTACTTTGTCTGGTCAAGTCTCTATCCGTTGGATTGAGAACAAGATGAACGGATACCTAAATAAACTGCTCTCTACAGAGGAGGTGGATTATGTCATCGCTAGCGATACCGATTCAATCTATCTTAATCTTGGACCTCTTGTTAGTAAATTCTTTGCTAATAAGTCTGGCGATAAAGCAGCAATTGTTTCCATACTTGATAAGATCTGCCAAGAGAAACTGGAACCTTTTATTGAACGTTCATATCAGGAGTTGGCGGATTATGTTTCTGCGTATGATCAGAAGATGAGCATGAAGCGTGAGAACATCGCTGACCGTGGTATCTGGACTGCGAAGAAGCGTTACATTCTCAACGTGTGGGACAGCGAAGGTGTTAGATATAAAGAACCAAAGATGAAGATCATGGGTCTGGAGACTGCTAGATCTTCCACTCCAGCATATTTCAGGGATAAATTGTATGCAGCGTTTAAGATTATTATCGGCAAGACAAATGATGAGCTTATCGCTTTTATCAATGATGTGCGAGCAGAGACCAGAGAGCGACCATACGAAGAAGTTGCCTTCCCGCGAGGAGTTAACAACCTGGCAAAATATAGACACCCAACTGAAATCTATACAAAGGGAACACCCATCCACGTCAGAGGTGCATTGCTCTATAACCATTATGTGAAGAGGCATAAGATTGAGAACAAGCATCAACTTATTCAAGAGGGTGAGAAGATCAAGTTCATGTATCTCAAGACACCAAACCCTATTCACGAGAACTGTATTAGTTTCTTTGGTGAGTTGCCTAAGGAGTTTGGCATTGAGAAATATGTAGATTACCAGACTCAATTTGAAAAATCTTTTCTTGAACCGCTCAAAAATGTGCTACAATGTATTGGGTGGCAACACGAGAAAACCATTTCAATTGGGAGTTTCTTTGAGTGAGTAAGAAGATCTTTGTAGTCACTTGGACCAATCACATCGTGGGTCAAGTAGGTCCTGAAGACATCAAATGCTTTGAAGACTACAACACTGCTCGTGCTTTTGCAAAACTTATGGGGCAGTCTTATCAGTATGTACATTTTTATGAGGAGAGAGTAGATCAATGGGATTCCTAGATACTGTAATCAAAGAGTCGGGCAATGAGTTTGCTAGTGTTGTTAGTGAGGGGGTTGCTGCTGGCGACATTACATCTTACGTTGACACTGGGTCTTATATTTTTAATGCCCTGGTTAGTGGTTCGTTGTTTGGAGGTCTTCCTTCCAACAAAGTTACTGCCTTGGCAGGAGAATCAAGCACAGGTAAGACTTTCTTTGCTCTTTCTGTCGTTGGTAATTTCCTCAGAGATAATCCTACTGGTGGAGTCATTTATTTTGAGTCCGAGTCTGCAATCTCTCGTGAGATGATTGAGGATCGTGGTATTGATTCCAAGAGAATGATCATCATGCCCGTTGCTACCATTGAGGAGTTCCGAACTCAGGCTTGTCGTATCTTGGACAAATACCTTAAAGAACCTAAAGATGAGCGTGTGCCCATGCTCTTCGTGCTAGACTCTCTTGGTATGCTTTCCACCTCCAAGGAGATGGAAGACATTGCCAACGACAAGCAGGTTCGGGACATGACCAAATCTCAGTTGATCAAAGGTGCCTTCCGTGTGCTAACATTGAAACTGGGTCAGGCACAAGTGCCTATGATCGTCACTAACCATACATATGATGTGATCGGTTCCTATGTTCCTCAGAAGGAGATGGGTGGCGGCACAGGTCTGAAGTATGCTGCATCTACTATCATCTATCTTGGTAAGAAGAAGGAGAAGGATGGTACTGAAGTCGTTGGTAATATCATCAAGTGTGAGGCGAAGAAGTCTCGCCTAACCAAGGAGGGTAGCAAAGTTGAAACACGTCTATTTTTTGACGAGCGAGGTCTTGACAAATACTATGGACTACTGGAACTGGGTGAACAGTACGGAGTCTTCACCAGGAAGGGTAATAGGATTGTTGTTGGGGAATCTTCCGTTTATCCTTCTGTTATACTTGCTAATCCCGAAAAATACTTCACCCCCGAAGTGATGGAGCAACTAGAAGCAGCAGCACAAAAAGAATTCTCCTATGGCAACTGAACGTATTGAACAAACTATCTTGCGTAATCTCCTATTCACCGAAGAGTATTATCGTAAGGTAGTTCCTTTTTTGAAAGCAGATTATTTCCAAGAATATCATGAAAAAATTGTCTTTGAAGAGATCGCTGACTTCGCTAGTAAGTATGACAAAGTTCCTACTCAAGAAGTCCTTACGATTAATCTTCAGAATCGTAACGACCTTACCGACGATGCGTTTCAAGATTCGGTACAGACGGTACGTGGACTCACAGACGAGTGGGTTGACTACGAATGGCTCCTTGACGCAACAGAGAAGTGGTGTCAGGACAGAGCAATCTACCTTGCCCTCATGCGGTCTATCAAGATCGCAGATGGAGGCGATAAAAAAATATCAAAGGATGCGATACCAGGCATACTCCAAGAGGCCCTGGCAGTATCGTTTGACGAACACATCGGACACGATTACCTAGAACAAGCAGAAGACCGTTATGATTTTTACCACCGCAAAGAAGAAAAGATCCCATTTGATCTTGAAAAGTTTAACTTCATTACAAAAGGTGGTCTCAGTAACAAGACTCTCAACGTCGCTCTTGCTGGTACAGGCGTCGGCAAGTCTCTATTCATGTGCCACATGGCTAGTGCCGCCCTCACTGAGGGGCACAACGTACTCTACATTACATGTGAAATGGCAGAGGAAAAAATTGCTGAGCGAATTGACGCAAACCT